AGCTATCAAGGATGGAGAAATCATGGCGCGAGCCTGTACTTCTGAACAACAAAAATTGGCTATATCAAATTTCTTGCGTACATTGTATGCACGAAGAACAGATTGGTATGCTCGGCTTGCCGATGCACCCAGTCGCCTAGAGCCTTTTGGTGTTAAAATGTCCGGCCCTTCTTCATGTGGTAAATCAACCATGTGCGAATTGATGTCAAAGATTATGATGGATGCCTACGAGTTAGATTCTACACTTCGCGGCTCTGTTGTTTTAACTAACATCATGGAAAAGTTTGAATCAACCGTCAAACCATCGCATAAAATCATAATTTGTGATGATGTTTGCAACAATAAGAATGACAAACCCAATTATGACAGGATCTTGAACTATATTAACACTGTTCCTCGCCCTCTTGAAAAAGCAGGTGTGGAAGAGAAAGGCAAGTTCTATCCTGGAAATGTTGGTGTTATTGTCACTTCTAATGTTGAAGATCTTTGTGCGACAAAGCATTCAAACTGTCCAGAGAGTATTTTGCGTCGTTTTGGTTTGCATTTGCACGTCAAGATTCGTGAACCTTTCAGAAACTCATTTGGTGGTTTGAAACCTCAAACTGAGACTCGGTTCGATGTCTATGAACTCGAACTTTGTACTTTTAGTCAGGTGAATGATCACAAAATTTCTGATGAGAATGATGAGATATCCTCATTGGAGTCTCTTGAAGGCCCAGCGCATTCTCGAGAAACAGAATCAGGTGTTGTATGGAACATTATTCCACGCTCGGAATGGATTCCAGATGGCTCTCAAGATCGCGATTTTGCGCACATGTGTGTTTATTTGGCACAAATGGTGCGTAAGCATCGCAAAAATCAAATTGCACAACTTGAGAACAAGAAGAAACTGGATTCTGGTGATTTTTGTTCTATTTGTCATGTACCTGAATTGTTATGTACATGCCAGGAGTGCACACCCGATGAGACCATTATAACGGAGGAAGAACTAGAAAAGGTTCTTACTACTGTTTTGGATGATGGAATCATTGATACTGTTAGTGTTAATAGCGAGAGTGAAAACATTGACGAGGATCTTGCGAATGTCACATCGCAAATAGATGATCCAGAGCAGGAAGTATCTGCTCAATTTGGTGACGCTTTGGCGACTCTATCAACAAGAGCCTTGTGGCAATTTCGTTTGACACTAACAGGCTCATTGCAGAATGCATCATTGTTGTATAGAAACGCAACCTTTTGGCAACTTGCTTATTCGCGCCGTTGTCACATCGGCAAATATTTGTGTTTGTTGATTGGTCTTCCGTACACTCACTTATTTTGTGGGCGTGCATTTGCACTAATTAGCACATTTGTTGCAGTGTGTGGTAGTATTTACTGGTACTACTCTCTATTAAGAGAGGTAGATGCCGTATTGCGCCGCCGTGTGGACTATTTCTCAAGCACTTGTGAGACTGTTCGCGATCATTTGCGAAACAATGTACAAAAATATTTTGCTTTTGGTGTGTCCATGTATGCCTTGTATCGAGCTTATAAAGCCTATCGAGTTATCTACAAAACCTCGGAGGATAAAAATTCGTATTTAGACAAGGCTCTTCCAGTGTTCAATCAATTGGTTAAGAAACCACCACGAGAATATCGTGTGAGGACACAAGA